GACTGGGATTTGGATATTCTCGGTGAAGATTTTGGGAGTGTTTTAGAAGATTTGGGTTTTGATGATTTAATTGATGGTAATGATGATACTTATACGGCAAAGATAGAAGTTCCTATATATCAATGTAATGATAATATTCCTAGTGTTGATGAGCTTGTTAATAAAGAAAAGGTTGAATGTTTAACTAAGGAAATTGAAGGAATAGAGGGACTTAATAAAGAGGTTAAAGATTTTTTGCTTATTGCTGTTACTAGATTTTATGGATTTAATTTTTCTAAGATTGCAGATTTCTATGCACATTCAGACGAGAATGTAAAGCGAGTTATGGAAAAATTGGCGCTGGTAATTGTTGATTATGATAAGGCGATTGAGAATGGTTTTGTTGATTTTGTTTTAGATATTATGGAAGAACAGGAGGAAGAATATGGAGATGATTAAGAAAAGAAACTTCGCAGTTTTTATTTTAACAAATGGACGACCAGATAGGGTATATACATATAAGACATTGAAGAAGTATGGATATACTGGAAGAATTTTCTTAATTATTGATGATTTGGATAAGACTGGTAGTGAATATAGGGAGAAATATGGTGAGCAGGTAGTTGTTTTTGATAAAAATGGTATTGCTAGGAGATTTGATACTGGTGATAATTTTAATGATATGAGGGCTGTATTTTATGCGAGAAATGCCTGTTTTGATATTGCTAAGAAGCTGGGTATTGAATACTTTATACAGTTAGATGATGATTATACTGATTTTGCTTATAGGTTTAATAATGAGTATGAGTTTAAGCATAGACATATTAAAAATCTTGATAGGGTCTTTGAATTGATGTGTCAATTATATGATAGGACTGGTGCGTTAACGGTTGCAATGGCGCAGGGTGGTGATTTTGTTGGTGGTAGTGAAAGTGATTTTGCTAGAAAGGTTACTATAAAGAGAAAAGCAATGAACAGCTTTATCTGTTCGGTTAATAGGCCATTTGAGTTTGTGGGTAGGATAAATGAAGATGTAAATACATATTTATATCTTGGAAGGCAGGGGAAATTGATATATACTGTTAATGTGATTGCATTAAATCAGAAGACTACACAGAAAAATAAAGGTGGTATGTCAGAAATGTATTTAGATGCTGGAACTTATTTGAAGTCGTTTTATAGTATAATGTATGCACCATCGTGTTGTGAGGTTAGTATTATGAGAACTAGGCATAAGCGAATACATCATAAGATAAATTGGAATATGGCAGTTCCTAAAATTATTAGTGAAGAATATGGGGCAAATAAGGGTTAATGGTGATATTGAGAATAATAAAAAATATAAGGATATAATGGATAAATATTTGAAAAGTCCAAGGTTTTCTGATAGATGTGTTGAGTTGAAGAAAGCCATTAGAGAGATAGAGATTAAAGAGAAAAAGGAGAAAGAGTTGCTAAGGAAAGGAAAGACAATAGAAATGTTTAGATGATGGAAATATAATAAAATGTTATGATTATGTTATGATTAACGAGAAAAGAAACGAGAACAGTTTGAAAAATCTTAAAAAGTTTACTCCTGAATATCAGCCAACATCGGAAGCAAAAAGTAAGGGTTGGGAAAAGAGAAGGGCTAAGCAGGAAATAATGGATTTAATGACTAGGTTAAGGAATATGTCGGTTAAAGAGTTTGATGAATTAAAGGAAGATGTTAAGAAAAATCCTGATAGGCATACGGTTTTAGAAACAAAGCTGATGCAGTATATTACAAAGGAGAGGTTTACTATTGATTTTCTGGATAGGAATGTAGGCAGACCTCAACAGGACATTGATGTTACAAGTGATGGAAAGGGAATACAAAAATATATATTTGAGATTGTTAATAAAAAAGGGGGTAAGAATGGACAGGGTGAGTTAGAAAACGGAGGGTTAGAAAATAGCGAGTTAGAAAATAATGAATTAAACAAGGAAAATGAATGAAACTATTGAGAATGAAGCTGTTAAAAGAATTGGAAGCTCTTGGCTATTAGACGATACTGTTAAGGCATTTGAAAATGGATACAAGATAGTTGAACATGAAGGAGGGTCTAGGTCGGGGAAAAGTTGGTCAATATTTCAGTTTTTATTTGGTAGGGCTATTGATGGAAAGGGAGAAGTGTTTACTATTGTCAGGGACAAACTAACTTGGATTAAAAGCACTTTGCTAGTAGACTTTAAGCAACTAGTTGAAATGCTAGAAGTCCCTGTATATCCTGAAATAAACTTTGACAGAGCGAATCAGGTATATCATGTAAATGGTAGTGAGTTTGCTTTTTATGGGTTAGATTATGCAGAGAAATTACACGGAAGGAAGCAGGATTGGTTCTGGATTAATGAAGCATTAGAAGTTGAAAAAAGGCATTTTGACCAGTTAGAAATGAGGACAAGTAAAGGTGGGTTAATAGACTACAATCCTTATAATGATGTCGGTTGGGTTTATGATATTCAAAAGCGACCTGATGTTTATGTTATTCATTCTACGATGTTAGACAATCCTTTTTTAGCAGAGAATATTATTAGAAAGATTAAAAGTTATGAACCTACGCCAGAGAACATTAAAAACGGAACGGCTGATAATTATATGTGGGAAGTCTATGGTTTGGGGAATAAAGCAAAATTGCAAGGTGTAATATTTGTTAACTGGGATATTGTAGAGGGTATTCCTGATGGTGCTAGGTTTTTGGGATATGGGCTGGACTTTGGTTTTAGAAATGACCCTACTGCATTAGTTGGTCTTTGGGAGTTTGATAAGGAATTATATGCAGATAATCCTATTTATAGAACTGGAATGCTGAATAGTGATATTATAAACGAATTAAAGAAGTTAAAAGTGAATAGTGGTGATTTGATAATTGGTGATAGTAATGAGCCGAAAAGTATTGAAGAAATTAGGAGAGCAGGATTTAATATTAAAGGGGCGTACAAAGGTGCTGATAGTGTAAGGTATGGAATTGATTTGTTAAAATCTTTTAAGATACATATAACTAAAAGGAGTATTGAAATGGAAAATGAGTTAAGAAAATATAAATGGAAAGAAGATAGAAATGGAAATATGTTAAATGAACCTATTGACGAGTTGAATCATAGCATTGATAGTTTAAGATATATTGCAATGGAGAAATTAGGGAATAAACAAGAAGTACAGATTTTGAATAGGGAGTTGCTTGGATTGTAAAGATTGTAAATAGTAAGAATAAATAGTAAGGATTGTAAATTGAAATTGTAATTATGTTATAATTTTGGTACGATTATAGTAGGAAAAGAAATAAAACAATTTTATAGTTGGTTGTTTTAATAAATTGTTAATCTAAAAGAATGTTCACAGTTAACAAGGATACGAGTTTGAATGCCGATTTGATTAAAATGGCTATTGAAGTAAATGAAGATGAGCGAGAGAGGTTTGAGAGATTAGACAGATATTATATTGGCAATCACGATATTCTCAAAAGGACGAAACCGAAAACAGCAAAGAATAACAAAGTTGTTGTTAATCACGCAAGTTATATAGTCGATTTGAATACTGGATACTTAGTAGGTAATCCTGTTGATTATAAAATTGATGATAAGTTTGATGCAGAAGAAGTTTTAGAACAATACAGAGAACAAGTAATTTCTAATACTGATAATGAGATAGTTAAGAAGTTGGGCATTTTTGGTAGGCAGTATGAATTGGTTTATAATGTAGGAAATGATACTAGAAGTGCTATTGTAGACGATAGAAATTGTATTTGTGTTTATGATGATACTGTTGAGCATAATAAATTATTTGCTATTCTTTATCAGTTAGGGGAAAGGAAAGGAGAGTATAAAAGCATTAAGGTTTACGATAACAAATTTTTTTATGATTGTGTAGTTGAAGGAAAGACAATAGCAATCGGTGAAGGAATACCGCATTTATTTGGAAAAGTTCCTGTTATTGAGTTTAAGAATAATAGTGAAATGACTGGGGATTTTGAGCAAGTGATAAGTTTAATTGATGCTTATAATACTTTGCAGTCAGATAGAATAAATGATATTGAACAACTGGTTGAAAGTATCTTGGTGGGTTATGGGGTTCAATTAGGAGAAAAGCAAATGCGAGAGTTAATAGAACAAAGAACATTATTTGGTTTACCAATAGACAGCAAACTGGATTATCTAATGAGGCAGTTGGACGAAGGGCAGTTAGATATTTTAAGAAAGACTATTGAGAATGATATTTTTAAGATAGCAAAAGTTCCGAATATGTCAGACGAAAACTTTGCTGGAAATAGTAGTGGTGTTGCTTTGAGTTACAAGTTACTTCCTTTTGAAATGAATACTACTACAAAGGAAAGGTTTGTTGAAGATGGATTAAAGGAAAGATTTGAACTTTATAACAATTATTATGTAGCACTTGGTAAAATGGAGAAAATACCTTTGAGTAAAATAGACATTTTATTTAAGAGAAGTTTACCACAAAACCTAGTTGAGTTAAGTCAGATAATAGTGAATCTTCAAGGATTAGTTGATGACGAAACATTGGTTGGTTTGTTACCTTTTGTTGATGACGCAGGTGCCGTTGTTGAAAAGAATAGAGAAGAAGAAAAGGAAAGGCTTGGAATTGGAAACTTTGGAAGCACAAAGGAGAACACAGGAGAAGAAAGTGAAAAAATAGAGTTAGAAGAAGAAGCAGGAATAGAATAACTTGATAGGGTTAACTTAATAGAGACAAGAAATGGCAAAGAGTTTAGCACAGACTGATATGCTGTATCAGAAAAGTTTGATTAAGCAATGGGAAGCAAGGGCTGTTCAAAGAACTGTTATGTCAGAAATGACTTCTAGGCAGTTGATAAATAGAGTTATTCCAATGTATGAAGAAACTTTAAGAGATATTGAAAGAGAGTTAAAAGAGTTATATTTACAAAATTCTAATGGACAGGTTTTAGATGTTGCAAAGTTAAGAGAGAAGTTAGTAGGCAATGATAGAAAAAAGGTGTTATTGAAATTGAAAGAAAAAATTACTCTTGCAGGTTATGATTACAGAAAGGTTTTGAATAAGGATTTTCTATATAAGTTAGATAGGTTAGAAGGATTTAGACAGTATGTATATTGGAGTGTTAAGGACTTGGTTCCTGAAATGACCATATCGGAAAGGAAATATTACTCGGATATAATTAAACAGGCGTATGCTTTAACAAGAGAAGATAATGCATTAAGAATGATGTATAAAGGAGTAGGACTTGGTGGGTTAGGAAACTTTAAGGGATATTCTATTACTGGTGGGTTTAACATAATAAACGAAGATTTGATAAACAGGATTTTAGAAGATGATTTTCTGGGTAGTAATTATGAGATTAGAACGAATACTAATATTGGAGAGTTTGCAGGTGAGTTAAGAAATGTTTTAGGAATGAAAGCTATAACAGGAATGTCTATTGATAAGACGTCTAAGATTATACACGAAAGATTTGGGGTGGCTGAGAGAAGTGCAGTTAGATTAATCAGAACGGAAAGTATGCATTTTAGTAATCAGGCAGAATTAAAAGGGTATGAAGATGATGGAATTGAGTATTACAGATATGTGGCTACTTTGGATAATAGAACATCTAAGATTTGTAGGGGAATGAATGGAACGATATGGAAATTAAGTGAAGCAGTTGAAGGATATAATTATCCACCTTTACATAGTAATTGTAGGTCTACAACAGTTGCTATTTTTGCAGATGAGATAAGACCTGAAATGGTAATGGAGAGTAGGTATAAAAGAAGTAAGGATTATACTTATGGGGACATTTTGGAAGAAGTATATAAGGGAAATGAAAGGGCATATAGACTAGGGACTGGTGAAAGTTTGAAGATTGGAAAGAAGTAGGAAATAAGAGATTGAATAAAGACAAGAAATAAAAAACTTGATAAGCTGTTACGATTATGATACTATTATATATAGCAAAGGATTAGTTTTATAACCTGTGCTAAAATAAAACAAAAATAAAAGTCTCAAAACTCGACGGAGGTTAAACGGAAAATAAATTATTATGCTGATGTTATGTCAGACAAAAAAATAAACTCGGCAGAAATTGACACATCTAAGGTTTCTGCAATTAAAGAGGGTTCAGATGGAGAGGTTATTACTGAAAATCCTGAGAAAGATAATGAGAAATTATTGACTCAGGAACAATTTGAAACTGCGCTTAAAGAAAGGTTAGAGCGAGAGCGTAGAAAAATCTTAAAGGAAGCACAGGAGAAAATTGAAGAAGAAAGACAGGAGGCTGAAAGACTTGCTAAGTTGTCGGCAGAAGAAAAAGAAAAAGAGCTGATTAAAAAGACAGAGGACGAGATTAGAGAAAGAGAGCAACAGGTTGCTATAAGGGAAAACCGAATAGAAGCAGTTGAACTATTTCAAAAATCTGGTGTTCCTGTGGAATTAGTCAGTTATGTAATCGATGTTGATAAAGACAAAACTTTGGAGAATGCTGATAACTTTATTAAAAAGTATAAAGAAAGTGTTTCTAAAACGGTTGCTGAACAGTTGAAAGGAGTAGCACCGAAAGACTTAAAGAGCGAAACAAAAGAGCCTGTTAAAGTAGTAACTTCATTTTAATATTTTTGAATTGAAGTTAATTTATTATTTATAGAGAAATGGCAAAAGAAGACGCATTAAGTATTCTACTTGCTGACGGAAAGACTGCTGACAAGTTAAAGGAGAGTTATGCCGAATTGGTTGATATGATTCAAAAGAGTGCAATATCTGCACAGATTAAGAATACAAACCTTTCTGGTAATCCTGAAAGTGGTTCTGTTGAAGCAAGGAGATTGATGACTGCTGAGAGTCAGGATTATGGAACAGCCAGAACAGCTGGTGCTGGTGATAAGGTTAAGAACAACGGAGTAACAATTAACCTTGACCAAGACAAAGAAATAGTTGAAGAAGTAGAGTGGAAAGATATTCAGCTTTATGGCATTGATGGAATAATTGCTAAAAGACAAGCAAATCATCAAAATGCTATGATAAGAGAACTTGATAGAGCATTCTTCACAGAAGCAGAGAGTGCTGGAAGTGAGGAAACAATTACTTCTACAACAATTGAAGACCAATTAGAAGAATTGATACAGTCAGTTGAAACTGTTTCTAATGATAATGTAGACGGTGTTGATAGAGAGATGTTAGTATTATCTGTTACACCTGCTGTATATGGAGAAATTAGAAACTATCTTGATAAGGTAACTAACCTTAATGGTCAGGATTACAATGTATTTCACGGAGTAAGAGTATTCTCTAATGTAAGACAGACAGAGGACGCTATTTGTATGGCAGTTGGTGCAATAGCACAGCCAGTTGTAGCACAACCTTATGTTGTTGAACCTATTCCACTTAGCAATGCTGTGGCAATAGAATTGTTCTATCATTATGGTACAAAAGCAGTAATGCCTGATTTGATTAAGTATGCATCATTAAGTGCAGTATCTGCTTAATTGAAAGAGTTGAGCTTAAAGTAAAATAAAAAATTAAATAAAAAGATTAAAATAAAAGAGCTTAACTTTTTATTAAGTCGGAATGGACGAGGTGATTGGCAAAATTAAAGAATATGTGATTGCTCTGTGTCCTGAACTGGAAGAAGATAGCAATATTGATTTTATAATCTCTGATGTGATTGATAGATTTTTGGCATACACCAACAGACAGCAATTAGTCGCTGGTTATGAAAGGTTCTTAACTGGTACTTATTATGATAGCGACTATGTTGTTGGTGTAACTGGTGAAAGATTACCGATACTTCCTATTCCTGTTGAATTAGAAAGAACACTCGCAAGGGTGGTTGTTTCTAGTTTCAAGGGAATTAAAGGTTTACTTGCTGATAGCAAAGGAATTAAAAGTATATCGGACAATGGACAGTCTATTAGTTATGGAGATTATATAGAAAGCTATTTTAACTCAAAGGAAGATGATGACATTTTTGGTAGTGCAAAAACTATTATTGATAGATATAGAATACCAACGATTGTTAGAACTAACTTTACAGAAGGGAATTATAGCAATTTATAAAGAGTAATTTATAAGTCTGAATAAATGGAAATACCTGCAAGTTTTAAGAGCAAAATAAAGGACACATTTTACGATAAGGAGATAACGCCTTATAAGAAAACAAGTACAGTAGACACGGACGGTTTTGCACACGATACTATGTCTACAAAGGGAACTAGTTTCTATGGAAATGTGCGATATGGGAACTTGGCTGAATTACAAGACCAAGAAGGTATTAAAATTGAAGCTGATTTATTGATTACAACCGACGCAGTAGTGGAACTTGGGGACATTCTAAAATATGGGAATGATTATTACCGTGTTAAGAGGTTTTTGAAATATGATAGTCATAATTTAATAGCTTGTGATAAATGGCAGTAAAGGTAGTAGCAATTAAAAACTTAGATAGATGTATTGAAAAGTTTGAAAAAGCTGGTGATGTGGACTTGAAACCTGTTATTAGCAAGTTGACAAGGATTGTTCAAAGGGACGCTAAAATATTAGCACCTGTGGATACTGGAAACCTTATGAATCATATATTTGCTAAAACGCTATCTGGTGAAACTGCTTCAAAAGTAGGACTGGGTTCTAGTGCAGTTGGAGTGGTTTATACGAATGTTGAGTATGCGATTTATCAGGAATATGGCTGGGCTAGGGACTTAAAGGACGGAAGACATATTATATATTCTGGGAAACCTTTTATGCGACCAGCACTTAAAAAGAATGAGCAATTAATTGAAAGGTCTGTTGAAAACTATTTAAGCAATAAATTGAAAAGTATAAAGAAATGATAGAGCCGAAAACAAGTATTTATAGTTTGTTAAGTACGGTAGGGACTACTTATCAGGCAATGCCTGAAATAGAAGTTACTTATCCGTGTATTACATTTTCTATTGCTGAGGACAGACCTGAATATACTATGGACGGTGAAATAAGTCATCAAGTGATTATTGTGAATGTAGACTTATGGGCTGAAACAAGTACTGGAACATCTTCTATGTTAGTTGATTTGGTAACTAAAATGTTAACTGGTGGGTATAGAATGACTGCCTGTTCTGATATACCTGTTGAGAGTGGAAGTCATTTATCTACTACTTTTGAAACGATAGTGGGTTAAGTGATAAAATAAATGAAAGAAATAAAAGAGAGTTTAATTTATAAGTTATTTAATTTTTAATTTATAGGAAAATGGCAACTAAGAGTTTAGGAACAACATTGACAAAGACTAAGAGTGGAAGTGAAACCGAGAATTTGGTAATCGGTGGATTAACTTCTATTGGTGAAGTCGGAGTTGAAAGCGATGAGATTGATGTAACGACACTAGATTCAACTGGTGGTTACAAAGAGTTTATTGCTGGGTTTAAGGACGCTGGTGAGGTGGCACTTGCTGGGTTCATAAAAGATACTGATAGTTCACAGGCTATGTTTAACTTGGCAACAAGTCAAAGTATTGAGAAATGGACTATTGCTACACCTGATGGTGCAACTTGGGCATTTGATGCTTTTGTAAAATCTTTTAAGGAAGCAGAAGCAACAGTTGACGGTGTTAGAGGTTTTAGTGCAAGTTTAAGAATAAGTGGTGAGCCTACTTATACACCTGCTGGTCCATCAGTTTAAGGAATTAGGGGTAGGTAACTATCCCTGTTCTTTATTAGTTAATTAGTTAGTTAAGTTAATTTGACAAATAAGATTGAAATGGAAAATGAAGAAAAGAAATACAATTTAGAAACAGACTTAGACTTTACGCCTAAGAAAATTGCTAAATTGGAGAAGGAAACTGGGAAGGCATTCTTAGATTTGCTTTCACAGTTTAGTCTGGAAAACATAAATAAGTTAGTAATGGTTGGGCTTGATGTAGACGAAGATACTGCGTACGGGGTAATTGGCGAGTATCTAAAAAGTAAAGATGTAACTGAATTGTTTATTTTAATTTTAGAGGAGTTACAAAAGAAAGGTTTTTTACCACGCAACCTGAAACTAGGAGAGTTACAGGGGAATATACAAAAGGAAGTCGAGAAAGTAATGTAGGTGAAAGTAATGTAAGTGAAAGAAATATAAATGAAAGAAATAAGAAGTTTAGTGAATATTGGGAAGAAAACGAAGAAGTGGCTATAAGGGTAGGGTTAAGTTTGAAAGATTACTGGGAAATAAGTCCAAAGCAATTTGAAAAGTATGTTGATGTGTACATTGAAAAAGAAAAGGAGAGATTGAGAGAAGAAGATTTTATAAGTTTTAATCTTGGGAAATATATAGCTTATGGAGTGAATGAGCCGAAGAAGTACCCGAATAAGCCGTTTCTGGAAGATAAAATAAAACTGAAAGCAGAAGAAGTAAATGAAACAAAGGTTATGAGTATTGAAGAAATGAAAGAAGTAATGAGGAAAAATACCTTAATTTTAGGTGGTACTATAAAGAAAGATGGCAAAGCAAACAGTAGAAGAACTTGAAGTTTTAATAACAGCAAACGCTGATAAGTTAAAATCTGAAATACAGAATACTAATTCACAGTTATCATTGTTAAGTAATCAGGTAAATGGTGTTAACAAAAGTATTGGAACTAATTTAGTTGGTTCTATTGTTAAGGCTAATATTGTTGCAAAGATTTTAGGTGCTACTTTAAGAACGGTTGCTAATATCACAAAAACAGTTGTTAAGAATACTTTTGAATTAGGAAGTCAGTATACAAGATTAAAAACTGCTACGGAAGTTGTTACGAGTAATATGGGATTAACTACTGAGCAGGTTAAGGAAATGCGAGATGCTTTACAAGATGCTAATACTTATGGAATTGAGGCAGAAAATGTAATTAAGACACTAGCTATGTCAGGGCTTGTTGATATGGCTGGTGCATTAAAGACTATTGATGCAAGAACAGGAAAAACGGTACAAGGAGTAACTGCTCTTATTTTAACAATGAAAGACTTAGGTGCTACTGCTGGGCTGGATAGTGCAGAAGCAATTGACAGGTTAACAAAGTTTGTAAGGAGAGGCGAGATTGCCTTTGCTGATGGAATAATTGAGATTGGAAATATAAATGTTGAGTATCAGGAATATGCAAGACAAATCGGAAAATCTGTAATGCAATTAACACAAGAAGAAAGGGCAAGGGTTAGACTTAATATAGTAATGGAAGAAGGAAGAAAATCGTTGGGTGCTTATGCTTCTACAATGCAGACTTCTGGAAAAGCGGTTTTAAGTGTTGGGAATGTAGTTAAAGATATTTATGGAATGTTGGGGAGTTATTTAGAGCCGATATTTGCAAGTATAACATTATCGGTTTTTAATTTTGTTAGTTCAGTTAGAACAGCTTTAATTAGCAATGCACAGACTTTTCAAGACTGGGCAGTTAAAGTTGCTGGATATATTGTGGCAGTTGTTAGGGTTATTGGTACTTATTTAACTGCTATCCCTGTTATTGGTAAATATTTTGAAGGATTAGCAAAGTTCTCATTAAAACCTGTATCTGTAACAATGGAAAAGATAGAAGAAGGTACTAAGGGAGTTGGAAAAGGACTTGATAAAGCGACAGGTAGTGCTAAAAAACTGAGGAAAGAATTAGCTGGATTTGATGAAATGACTGTCTTGAAAGGAGAAGAAGAAGCAGGTGGTGGTCTGGGAGGTGTTGTTGGTGGCGTAGAAACTGGAATTGGAAAGATATTTGATTTGGAAGCAATGAATGAACAGATTAGTCAGGTTAATAAAATTGCTGATAGTGTTCAAAGTGATGTACAGAAGAAAGTTGATAATATAGTGAAAATAGTTAGAGTTGCAGTTGTTGCTATTGGTTTACTTATAGGGGTTTTATTGGTTGGAAAGGTTATCGGTGCTATTGGTCAGATTGGTAGTGCATTAAAAATGCTTGGTGGTTTAAGTCCTAAGATGTTGATTGTAATAGCGATAATTGCAGTTGTTGCTGGATTGGCATATATAATAATTAAAAACTGGGAACCCATTAGTGCATTCTTTAAGAAGTTATGGGAAGATGTAAGTGGTTGGTTTGTAGGTGCTTGGGAAGACATTAAAGGTGTTGCAGATAGTGTAGCAAATTGGTTTGTTGAAAAATATGAAGGAGTAAAGAATTGGATTGCTTTTAAGATATTTGAAGTTCAATACTTATTTATATTTTTGGGGAATGCTATTAGTAATATTTGGGAAACAATTAAAAATACTATTATTGAGAAGTTTACTATTGTAAAAAATTGGATTGGTGGTGCAATAGGAAGCATAAATGGATTTTTTGGTAGTATTTGGAATACCGTTGTGGGAGTATTTACAAACGTTGCCAATTTTATCTGGGATAAAATAAGCTGGGTTGTTAATAAGGTTGGTGGAAAGATAGAAGAAATGAAAGATGGTATGAAGAAGTTTTTTGGTGGTGTAGTGGACAGTATTAAAGTACCTATAAACTGGATAATTGATAATATAAATAATAAGTTAATATCGCCTTTAAGAAACTTTAAGATACCAGGAATATTACCGAATGGAATAAATATTGCTAAAATAAACCGATTAGCAACTGGTGGTATTATAGAAAGTCCTACAATGGCAGTAATTGGTGAGGCTGGAAGGGAAGCTGTCCTACCTTTAGATAGAAACACTGAATGGATA